AAGTCTTCGCCCATGTAAGTTTGCGTCTCCTTATCATGAACAGTATCAAAAAAATTATAGTAATTATCTTTTTCTTCACTTTTACCATTTATAATAGATGTTTGTTTTATTTTTCTATCAGGATATGTTTTAATTAGTTTATCAAACACAGAACGTTTTATTAATAAACAACCAGCAGGAGCATGAGTTATTTCTGTAATACCGTTGTTGACTATAATTTTACTAGCATCTTCTAATCTAACTGGATAAGTACATGCACCAGTTTCCATATCTGCCTCTGTTTTAATTAGTCCTCTTTCAAATCTTTCTTTAAGTTTACCGAACTGTATGCTTTTTAATGGATAAGGTACACATATTACATCTTTATCTGCATTAATCATCTTTCTTATAACATGCGGACCGATTGCAATATCAGAATCTAAAAACAATAAATAATCTGCTTTTGTTTCTAAAAATGACGCGACCGTAAGATTTCTACCTTGAGTTATTAGTGATGATTTATGCATAAGAAAAGACACACTATCTCCGTTTTTAATAAAATCTTTTTGTATCTCTAATAAACACTGAGTATAATGAATTGATACTTCTGAATGCACAGGAGTCCCTACGCATAATTTAATTTGTTGTTCTTCTTTAAATCCCTCCATTAACATCTCAGAGGTTGTCTTTTCTTTTTCAAACCAAATAGGTTTTGAAGGATCTTGTGAGGACACGTTTATCTCCTTTATTGTTTGATAGGTATCGTTATTAGACCAATTTTTACTTTTTTGCATTAATTACGTTATATAAAAAATTATTCCATTCCATAGCTCTTTTATCCCAACTGTAATATTTTTTATAAAAAGCTTGTTGCATATCTAAACTATCTTGTATTGCTTTTTCATGAAGTGTTTTAGCAGCCATTTCTATAGCAGCGGCAAATGTTTGAGATAATATTTTTAAATCTTTTGTGTAAGTAACGTACATAGGAAACTCTGCGCAAGTTTCGTACAAAGCACCATAGTTAGTTACAATTGAATATAGTCCAGCAGATAAAGATTCAATAGCAGATATACAAGATGTTTCTTCAAATATACTTGGATACACATACATATTGTATTTATTCAAATTTTCTAAAATAAAACTATTTGGTTTGTAGCCAATGTAATTAACATTAGGTAATTCAGAAGCTTGTTTATATAATGGTACGTATCTAAAATCATTTTGTTCTTTGAATTCCTCTCCATATACTTCTGTCGAGCTATATACGTCTAATTTAATCAATGGATTTTTTACTAATTGCATTGCACCAAGCAACACACTTAAACCTCTCCAGGGTGTATTTTGATGAATGATTCTTATCGGATCTCCTTTTTTATATACTTTTCTTCCTGGAAAACTTGTGCAACCGTTTTTTATTACATGACATTTTTCAGTTGGTACATCAAACATCATCCTGAATTTTTCATATGTCCAGTTGCTATTAAATACATACCAGTCATATTTATTATGATTTGTTTTTTGACTAAACCAAGGTGCAATGTTTGGTTGATCGTAAGAATTTTTTTGCCAAAGTATATTTGGTTTAGTGGGATGAAGAGGTATTTTTTCAGGAACAGAAGTTGTGATCTGTACTTGGTCTAATAATTTCTTATCAGCAAATTGATCTAAAAATCCGTGTTGTAATTCCGTTCCACCTAGCGGGCTCATTCCTTAGTTTTACCAAATACTTCTAAGGATGCAACAGTTATTTCGAGGTCTTGCCTAAAATCATCTTCAGTAGTATCAGTATTGGGATCAGCAACATCATTATCAAAATCAGCTTTGGTATCATATACTTTACCTGTTCTTTTGTTTTTTACAATTTCCTTAGCTTGAGCAGGTATTTTAATTATATCTTCACTCATTGTTTCCTTCCTTGTCTGTTGTAAGGTTTATAATCTCTTTTTTCATTTTTGTTAAGTCTCTTCTTATGGGTACGTGGCCTTTTTCTAGGCTTTGGTCGAGGTACAAAATGAACAAATTTTTGTCTAGCCATTTTCCTGTGATCTATCTATTTGTGCATAATTTATTACACCCTGTATTTTATTACTCCCAGTTGCTGCTTGAATTTTTATAGAATCTCCAGCTTCTAAATTTAAACCTTGAGGTGAAGCATTNACTTGAGATTTAGCAGCCACATCGTCTCTAAAAAACTCATATTCAGTGCTTGAATCAGATGAATCTACTAAACTCGCATTNACTAAAATAGCTGATGATGCATCATTGTTTGCACAATAAATACTTTTTACGATTAAAGTTGCATCNGTNGGACAAGTTAAAACAGTATTTAAATTTGTATCTGCTTGTTTATATCCNTTATTTTTATATTGTATTGTCATGACATAAAGTAATTAAACGCATCTTGTTCATTTTTCAAGTCTGTTTGATAAGATGTATTCAATTGATTTTCTACTGTTGCTATNGCTTGGTTTATTTGTCTAAATCCTTCTTCAGTATATTCTTTAGGAGGTTCAGGGACGTATACGTTTATTTTAGCCATTATCTTCTTCCATCCACATTTACATCTGCTCTAAATGTACCAAATCTCCACGTTTCATTATTTGCAGTGTTTTCAATTTTTAAATTAGCTAGTCTACCTCTAGCTCTAGTATCAATCTTTTGTGTTGTCGAATTAATAGTAAAAGGCCCTAATGAAGAAGAAGCATTCGCGTCAATTGGAAAATCTTTTAAGTTTATTGTTATAACTGCATTACCTTGCAAATTTTTAAAATCAGGAAGAAATCTACTTATTCTCATCAAGAATTGACCATCCCCCTCTTGTGGTAAATCAAAATCACCTGATTGTATAAATGCAGCAATTGGAGTTTCTGTACCATTTAGGTCTACAATATTAGTCCCAGTCTCTTGTGCAAAATATTTAGAGGCCCCAAAGGTATTTGTAGCCCCACTTAAACCTGCAAAAGTAGGAGTTGCAGTTGAATCGTATTCTGTTGCGTAAGGTAGGTCATATGTAGATGCATCGTGATAAGTGCTTCTAGCTAATGTCATAATAGACCAAGTATTTTCTACATAATTATAAACTACTGATCTATTGTTTTGAACAGCTGGGTTTGATAAAGGTTTTCCTGCTGGATAGAACCATACTATTTCATTAAATAAAGAATTGTGTGATGCATATATAATTTCATTGGATGAATAATTTACACCTATATTGTCTCCAGTTGTGGTAAAAACAAAGTCTTCAACTAAAGATGGAAGTAATTTTACTGTACCGTCGTATTTGAAAAAACCTCCACCTGTTCCCATCCAAAATACTTGACCATCTGCATATACTACAGCGTGTTGTCCGATACACCCACAGTTTGAACCTACTTGTCTAATAGAAAATGTAAAAGGTGGACCCACAAACTGCATGACGTATGCTGCAGTGTCAGTCAAAATTAAATTGTAATCTTTACCAGATACTGCAGCAACAATTTTGTTACCTGTATCTAATCTAAAAGTACCAGCGGTATTTGTTGAAGTAGGTAAATAAGTGTTAAAATCTTCTTGATTAGAAAATCTTATAAACATAGGATCTTGTGTAGTAGTGCTTCCAATCGTTGTTTCAGTTCCGAAATGGACTACGTGTCTATCTCTATCAGAAACAATTGTAAGTCTAGAAGCAGTTGGAGCTCCTGTCATTAAAGTTGCTCTTGTTTGTAAAGGACTAGCAGCACCAGCGTTCCAAGTAAATGTTTTACCGTCTTTAATAGTTGCAATTAATATCTGTCCAAAATTATCCAATGACCATGATCCAGGGTCTAGAACAACTTGGCTTGATGTAGTTTGATTACCCCAGCCAACAGTTCCCCAGGTGCTTGTACCCCAACCATAACCATATGTTTGAATAGTAGGGCCTATTTCCTCATATGGATTTATCGAAGCACCACCAGCACTAGACATCCCTGTTCCTGTTTCTGTTGTAGGCATTGTAATTGTAAATGAATTTGTAGCAACTGTTACTACTTCAAAAGCTACATCAGTGAAATCTGTTGTGTTATATCTTGTTACCGTTGACTGTCTTACTGCAGTTGTATCTGCATGAGATACAGCAGTCGTTCCGTTTGTTCCTCTAGTACATCCCGTTAAATCATTTGTCGATTTACCAGAGTAGGTTATTATTTCATCTTCAATTCTTATTGATCCTGATGTAGAAAAAGAAGAAGCATCAGTGAGAGTTATTGTAGTAACCGAATCATTTATTCCACCATTTAAGGTTGTAGTAGCACCTGGGACTGTTACAGATGATAGAGTAATATATGTTCCTGCTATTAAATTATGAGATGCTTTGTTTACAGTTACGGTTGCTGAACCATTAGTTGATGTAAATGTAGCTCCTGTGATAGCTGTTGCTAAAGGTGTAATATCATAGAAAGCATCTTCGTAATAAATGTATAATGCTTTTGAAGTTCCTAATGCAGCATACTTTCTACCTTCTAGATCATTCCAACAGTGTTGTGCTCTAGCAGGACCAGATATTGTATTTTGTCCGATTGCTTCAAAACCACCAATCTTTTCTGGTTGACCATATCTAAACCTTACAAAATCACTATCTATCCATTGACCCTCAGCACCCGAAGGTGTGTCTGATTTATTGAGTCCTGGTCTTATTTGAACATTTGTTAAAGGCATAATGTATTTTACACCATTTTATAGTTTCTTCCAAGTAGACGGAGAAGGTATGTTATGTTCTGATTTAACACCTTCTTTCATGGTTATCATAATATCTCCCGATATAGATATTCTTGGTATATCTTTTGTATTCTTTCCAGTTTCATGAAACATCATAGATGGAAATATTATTACGTTTCCTGTCTCTGCAGGATATTCAGCTTTACCATAATTATTATGATCCCACTCTGTAAAGTACGGATCTCTCTTTGGTATATTTAGTCCTACCTTATGTGCGTCATCATCAAGCAAAAATAAATTACCTTGTTCGTGAGCTTGTGGGTAATAAACAAAACTAAAATGACTACTCATGTGCCTATGATAAGAAATGAATTGTTCTTTAACAGATAAGGTAGCCCAAGACTTAGTTATATGTATTTCAAACAAATCTAAATTATATTTTTGTGCAGATAAACAACCTTTTATTACTTTAGATAACTCAGTATATAATTTATTAAATCTTTTATCTTTGTGTAAGTTATCATCAATAGATTGTAATTCCTTTGGTTTTACATCTGTAGTACGTGAGTATTGAGAATTGGTTGGTGTAATATCTCTTAGTATTATAGGTACAATTTTTTTATTGATATCTTCAAAGTTTTCTAATTTAGTTATGTATATTGGATAACCAAACCATTTAGATATGTTAGCCATAAAGGCACTATACTAACTTACCTTTAAAAATCTATATTTAATTTCACCGTTTCCACCAACAGCACCTTGTGTATTACCACTGTTTGTTTGAGCAGCACCTCCTCCGCCACCTGATCCTCTTGTTCCCGCAGTTCCATTAGTACCAGATCCTGAAGACGAACCTCCAGCTCCTCCTGCAACATTTCCAGCGTATGAATCTCCACCGTCAAAACCATTTATTCTACAGTTATCTCCACCACAGTTTCCTGATCCTGATAAATCTCCTGCAGCACCATTACCTGATTGATTAAATGATCCTACTGGTCCTGATGTGTTTGTTGTAACAGCTTTTGTTGTACCGTCACTATCTCTAAAATTACCTGAAGTAATTGCAGTACCTCCAATTGTTGCTGATCCTGCAGTTCCTGCTGTATTAGTTCTTAATGGTCCTTGTACTCCTCCACCTGTACCTGAAGATCCACCACCAGCACCAAGTGTAAATATAGATCCAGCTGATGATCCAGATAATGTAGTATTAGTTCCTGCAGATGCAATTTTAGGTTGTCCAAAGTTTGATGTTTGATTTCCTCCTGCTCCCCCAGATCCTATTGAATAAGTCATAGTTTCACCAGCAGTAACTGAAAAAATTTTATCCGATACGTAAGCTCCAGAACCACCTCCAGCTCCTGCAGATTCTCCACCTGCTTTATCGTAACTTACTCCACCTGCAGCACCACCTCCGCCACCCACAGCAGCTTGAATGTGAATTGCATTTGCTTGATCTGGGACTGTAAAACTTCCTGAACCTGATGATAATGTTGCAAAAGAGGTTGCTTCAAATGCACTAAATACTAATTTCCAATCTCCTGAAACTTTTCCATACACTTCATCTACTTCTTGCCAAGTACCTGATACTTTAGCGTATACTTCATCTGCTTCTTGGAAAGTTCCTGAAACTTTACCATAAGTATTTGCCATCTAAATTCCTATGTTGAATATTTAAACCAAATATCACCATCATTACCACCAGATGGAGAAGATGTGCTTATTGTAAACTTTCTTGCAAGTTTAGAAGCGGACACCGCATCATTTACAATTTGAGCTGTGTTTATAGCATCATCAGCAACTTTTGCGTTAGTCACAGCGTCGTCAACAAGTTGGGCTGTGTTCACAGCATCATCCGCAACTTTAGCGTTGGTCACTGCATCATCTGCCATTTGTGCAGTTCCTATAGTACCACCTAAAGTATCTAATGATACTTCATTTAAATTTGTACCGTCTGAATAAGCTGCATATATTTTTTGCGCATCAGGACTAAATCCTGTTCCGCTTGCTGTTTTAATAGTTAAATTAGTTGGATTAGTGACTAATCTACAATCAAATATATAAAATTTTTCTATACTATCTGGTATTGTACATACCGTGCTTGAACCAGCAGTAATAGTTGCAAATTTAATTATCATATTTCTAGCATTCGAAAGAGCTGCATTACTCATTACAAGTGCAGTAGTACCGCCTGATGATAATGTTATTTGTTCAAACCCAGCTATTGCTTGTTGAATTAAATTTAAATTTGTATTAGTTTTAGTTCCCCATGTACCAGCGTTTTCACCAGTAGCCATAAGTTCTAGTTTAAGATCTGTCGAAAATGTTGAAGCCATGCGAGTATTATATCCTTTCTAAGCTGCTATATCAACCTCTGTCCAAGTGTTAGAAACTCCCTTACTTACTTCAGTCCAAGTATTTGAAACACCAGGGTCTACATTAGACCATGCTGTAATTAGAGGGCTATTAATTGAGGTTGTTAATTGAGAACCTGTTACTGGTACTTCTGTAATTATTTCAATTACTACTGAATTAATTGTGGTTGTTAATTGAGAACCTGTGACATCTACAGGGGTATTTAAAACTATTGTTTCATTACCAATAGCCATGGAAGCTGATATTCCAGTGACATCTACATTTGCATCAGCAGTCGTGGTTACTGATCCTGTGGCCGTGGTCATGTCATGCTCAGTTACAACTACAGTGACATTACCATCAGCAGTCACTGAGAAAGTACCAAGTGTAGTAGTTAATTGAGATCCAGTGACATTTACGTTCGCATTTCCTATTACATTTTCATTTCCAACATTTGTTGTTAATTGAGATCCCGTTACATCAACAGGAGTATTTAAAGCAATAGTAACTGAACCAGTGTTAGATGTTAATTGAATACCAGATACATCTACAATTGCATTACCTGTGCTAGTTGAGTTACCAATGTTTGTAGTAAGCTGAGAACCTGTAACTGCTACATTTACATTAGTTCCCCCTAAAGCGGCTATCGGTGACTGTGATATGGCGGTTATACCAAGCAATTTTAACTCCTAATATTAAAAGGAGACAGTGTGGTGTGTGGTGGTGACACTGCCTCCATCTAATATTATATCATCGTTTAAACCATGAGGGAAGACCAAGGTGTGGTCGTTTATCAAACATATTATCTCTTGCACCTGGTGTTTTACGATTGTTATAATGCAGAAAAACTTGCACGCATTCTTTACCTTTAAATTTTTCTCTCCAATGTTCTAGCTCACAACCAGAATAAACCAACATATCTCCTGGTTTTAAATCTACTTTTACACCTTTCATACCCTCTTTTCCAGATGGCTCTAGATATATTGGCCAATCATCACCCCCTAGATTCATAGTTGTAGATATCTCACAACTAAATCTATCTTTATGTCTTTTTAGAATATCTCCTTTTTTATA